TGCTTGTGTGCATCTCCGCAGTTCAAAACCATTGAAGGTATGCTGGTTGTATGCCCAACCCACCTAAGCCAGCCGAGCTAAAAATGCTAATCGGTAATCCTGGCAAAAGAGCCATTAGAACCAACGATGCCATAGCCCCCTTGGAATACGGCTACATTGAGCCACCTGTGGAACTAGGCGAAGTAGGCAAGCAATTCTGGGATTCAATCTTTGGAGTCGGTGAGCTTTGGATTAGCATCAAGACCGACACCCAACTTGTCCAGCTAGTCTGTGAGCAGCTAGACAGGCGAGAGCTAATTAAGCAACAAATTCAAGCTGACCCAACTGACCCGACTTGGTACAGACAAGCCAACGAGGTCGAGAAGGCTATCGTGACTGGACTTAGCTTGCTAGGTTTCAGCCCATCAGATAGAACTCGCCTTGGTTTGGTATCAGCCAAGACAAAGACCAAGTTAGAGGAAATCATTGCCAAGCGACAAGCCAGATAGTAGTTGGCCCCCACGCTGGCTAACCCCTGTTTCTAATGAGGCCATCGCTAGAGGTGATGGTGAATACGCCATTGAGTTTGCCGAGGCTTTTGGGTCTATAGGTAAAGACGGCATAGCTGGCAAAGCAGGTCAACCCTTAGCCCTTAGATCATGGCAACGAGAGTTGATTCGAGCTGTTTACGCTAGAGATGCTGATGGCGGTTTGCAGTTTAGAACTGCCCTAATTGGTATGCCCCGAAAGAATGGAAAGTCAGCCCTAAGCTCGGCTGCCTTTGGTCTTTATTCTTTGATTGCTGAGGGCATCGAAGGTGGTGAGGTTTACTCAGTTGCAGCCGAAAAGGAACAAGCAAGAATCGTATTCGGTGAGGCTAAGAGGATGGTCGAAACCTCAGAGCTGTCAGAGCTTTGCACCTTGTATCGAGATGCTATTTATGTCAATTCAACAAAGTCTGTTTACCGAGTAGTGTCTGCCGAGAGCTACAGCAAAGAGGGCTTAAATCCGACAAGAATTATTTTTGACGAAGCCCATGCCCACAAAGACCGAACTTTGTTTGATGTGTTCTCTCTAGCAATGGGAAACCGAGGCAAGCTTGGTCAGCTAATTGCCATCACCACAGCAGGTCAAAAGACCGACATGACCGGACAAGACTCCATCGCATACAGCCTGTATCAGTACGGAAAACGAGTCAGCACAGGTGAGGTAGATGACCCGACATTCTTTATGGCTTGGTGGGAAGCAGACCCAGAGGCAGACCACAGACTTGAAACAACTTGGCGAGCTGCTAATCCTGGCTTTGATGATCTAGTTGCTAAAGATGATTTTGCCTCAGCAGTCCTAAGAACACCTGAACCAGAGTTTAGAACTAAGCGACTCAACCAATGGGTAAGCTCTCTAAACGCTTGGCTACCAACCGGCAAGTGGGAACAGCTAGATGCCGAGATAGAGCTTGACCCTGAGCAACCTGTCATTGTTGGCTTTGATGGCTCGTTCAATGGTGACTGTACAGCTTTGACTTACGCCACCATACCCAAAGAGGGTGAGCTACCTCATGTCGGACTTATCCGAGTGTGGGAGAAACAGCCAGAGGATACCGATGACTGGCGTGTCAGCACCTCAGAGGTTGAGGATGAGATTATCCAATTTTGCCAGAAATACAATGTCAAAGAAATAGCCTGTGACCCCTTCAGGTGGCAACGCACTATGGAAGCTATGCAAGACCTTGGCCTACCTGTTGTTGAGTACCCATCATCAAGCCCTAGCCGAATGGTCCCAGCTTGCTCTAAGTTCTACACCGCTGTTACTGAGGGCAACATAACTCACGATGGCAACCCAACCCTAGCTAGACACCTCACCAACGCTGTTATCAAGATTGACAGGCTTGGCCCAAGAATAGTGAAAGAGCATCGAGGATCACCCCGAAAGATTGACGCTGCTGTCGCTGTGGTCATTGCCTTTGATAGAGCAACTGTTGGTAGAGTAGAGGATGAGCAACTGACTCCACAATTCTTTATTTAGGTTGGTAATGACAGCGACAATACTTCAAGCAACAGGCGTGTTTGCGATTGCACTAGGGGCTTCTTTTATTTATCCACCAGCAGGGGTAATTCTGCTAGGTATCGGACTGCTCGTATTCGGTATAGCTATTGAAAGAAGTAAGTAATGCTAGGTAATCTTTTTGAGCAAAGAGCTGTCAGCTTCCAAACTGTTTGGGGTGCAGGTGAGCCTTGGGGTATGCAATCCGAGGCTGGCGTAAATGTCACTACCAAAAAGTCTTTTGAGATTGTTGCTTTCTTTTCAGCAGTCAGCCTTATCTCTGACACCATCTCGACTTTGCCATGTGGGGCTTATCTAAGGATTGGTGCTACTCGCCGACCTTTGAACCCTAGACCAGTTTGGTTAGACCAGCCAGATGTTGACCTAAGCACAAGAGCAGCGTTCTTTCAGCAGGTCTTTTCTAGCTTGTTGGTGCATGGCAACTCTTACACCAGAGTCTTTAGAGATGCACAAGGTCAGGTTGTAAACCTAGTAAACCTTGATCCTGAAAAGATTGAGATTGAGCGTTCCAAGATTGGTCGCAAAGTTTACCGCTACCAAGATGAATCAAGACCACTAAACAGCGATGAGGTAATTCACATTGTTGACCTTATCTTGCCAGGACAACTAAAAGGCTTGAGCCGAGTAGAAACTCTAAAGCAATCACTAGGACTAAACATCGCCCTTAGCGATTACGCTGCTAGATTCTTTGGCACAGGCGCATCAGCCGCTGGTGTTATCGAGTTCCCTGGAAACCTAACATCTGAGCAAGCTAAGCAACTAGCTGATGGCTTTGATGCTAGACACCGCAACGGATCAAGACGAGCGCACAAGACAGGCGTTCTATCTGGTGGAGCTAAGTTTGTTTCTACTCAGACAGACCCTGAATCATCACAGGCACTAGAGTCACGCAAGTTTGCTGTTGAGGAAATTGCTAGAGCTTTCAATGTGCCACTTCACTTGCTAGGTGTACCAGGTACAGCTAGCTACGCATCTGTTGAGCAGAACAACCTTCAGTTTGTATCTATGACTCTAAGACCACTAGCCGAAAAGGTTGAGGGCGCTTTCTCTCGCCTATTGCCTGGTGATGCTTTTATCAAGTTCCAGTTCAACGACCTTCTAAGAGCAGACCTACAAACTAGAGTCCAGTCTTACTCTGTTGGTACTCAGGCAGGTTTCTACTCGACCAACGACATCCGCAGACTAGAGGACATGGAGCCAGTTGAAGCTGGTGACCAGTACAGAGTGCCACTAGCTAACATTGACATTGCCGAGGCTGATGTTGTTGCTACTGACCGCAAGGTACTTATGGCACAGCGACTTGTGACTGTTGGTTTCGACCCTGAGCAAGTATTGGCAGCCCTTGGCTTACCAAGCATCGGACACACCGGACTACCAAGCGTTATGTTGCAGGGTGTTGCTCAGATTGACCCTAACGACCCTGAAGCTGTTTACGAGGTATAAGAATGATAAACCCAGCTACTTACAACATCACTTCATACCAAGGTGCTACTTACGATCTAAACCTAACTTGGGCTATCGGTGGGTCAGCAATCAACCTGACTACTTACACCGCTGCTATGCAGGTTAGAGAAAACGCAAGCTCAACTGCAACAATTCTCAGCCTTACAAACGGCTCTGGCATCACACTAGGTGGAACTGCTGGCACTATTGCTATCACAGTCCCAGCCAACACAATGGGTTCGGCAACACCTGGCAATTATGTCTATGACCTAGAACTTTCATCTGGTGGTCAGGTGACAAGACTGATTCAGGGTGGCTTTGCTATTCAGGCTGAGGTCACTAGGTAATGAGCCAAGTAACCCTAGAGATTGTGGAGTCATCCACATCCCTGCAAGTCAATAAAACGACAACCGATGTAAATGTTGTTGAAACCTTTACTACGCTGTCGCTAGGCAACGCAGGGCCACAGGGTATTCAAGGTCAGACTGGTCCAGCCAACACTCTTGCTGTTGGAACTGTTGAGGCATCTGAGGATGACATCGCTGAGGTAACAATCACAGGATCAGCCCCAGCTCAAACAATCAACTTTGTTATGCCAAGAGGCTTGCAGGGTATCCAAGGTACTCAGGGACCTACTGGCTCGACTGGGGCTACTGGAGCAACAGGCGCTCAGGGTGCAAAGGGTGACAAGGGCGACAAGGGCGATACTGGAAGCCAAGGCCCTCAAGGTATTCAAGGTGAAACAGGTTCTACTGGAGCTGTCGGTGCTACTGGTGCAACTGGTATCAACTGGCGTGGCACTTGGACTGGCGACATTGACTATGTTGACAATGATGCTGTTTACTACAACAACTCATCATGGTTTGCATCAGGCAACCCAACACAAGGTGAAGCACCTGCCCTAGATGCGACTAACTGGTTTCCTCTAGCTATTCAAGGTGCTACTGGAGCAACTGGAGCGCAGGGAATCCAAGGCATCCAAGGTATTCAGGGTGAGCGTGGAGAGCAAGGACCAACAGGTAGTAAGGGCGACACAGGTGCGACTGGTGCAACAGGCTCACAAGGCGAACAAGGCATACAAGGACCCAAGGGCGATAAAGGCGATACCGGTGCTACTGGTTCTACTGGACCGACTGGTGCAACAGGTCCACAGGGTCCTACTGGAGATACTGGACCTACTGGGCCTCAAGGTTTACAAGGCGAAACTGGAGATGCTGGACCCCAAGGTATTCAGGGCGATGTTGGCCCGACTGGTCCTACTGGCCCACAAGGTGCTACTGGTCCACAAGGCTCAACAGGCCCAACTGGAGCCACAGGCGCAACAGGACCCACAGGACCGACAGGTGTAATTGCTGCTACTTCACCAGTTGCTTACAACGCCGAAACTCAAACAGTTTCTCTATCAGCCACAACTATCACAATCAATGGCACAGCAGTTGCCCTAGGTGGATCAATAACAGTAAATGCGAGGCTTGCCTGATGACTGTCCAAACTTATGGCTACGATCTTGTGGCTAATGTAAGAAGGCTAGTAGTGCCACCCAGCACAGGTGTCCAGCATGTTTGTATTCACAATCACGAACACAGCCAAAACAGAGAAATCTTTATTGGTGGGCCAGATGTAACCTTGACTAATGGGATGCATGCTGTCGCAACACAGACAAGCGTTATTCAGTTGCTACCGATGGATGAGCTTTACGCAATCGCTGATAGTAATTGCAACCTAAGAATACTGGTGGTCAAATAATGCCCTACTACATAACAGAGAACAATCCCGAATGTGCTAACTGGGCTGTGGAAAAAGAGAATGGCGAACTTATGGGTTGCCATACCTCTAAGCAGTCAGCTATTGACCAAGCAGTTGCTATTAGCCTTGCTGAAAAGACAGAGTTTGTAGGCGAGAGAGCTGCTATCGGCTCACTAGCAGTAGGCGACTTTGTATCATGGTCACCACTCGACCCAAAGGTTGCCGCACAGATTGAGATGGTGCAAGAACAGTTTGCTCTCGTTAGATTGTTTGATTACGAGGATGGCATCTTTGAGCCAACTGACAAGATGATGGTCATCAATGTTTTCCAGCTAGAAAAGATACCAACACCAAAGATGATAGCTATTGAGGTTGAGCAGCTTGATGAGATTGACGAGCCTGATGATGAGGGCGCTAATCTACCAGATAATTACAGACCTGCTCTAGCCGAGGATGTCCCAGAGGGTAGGGCTTGTGGCAACTGTTTCTTTTTTGACGAGTCAAGGGTAAACGCTGAGGGGGACAAAGCTTGGTGTGAGCGTTGGGATGACTTTGTTGATGGTGGTTTCTATTGCAATGCTTGGCAGTCAAATGATGAAGATAGAGCAATCAATCAAGAAGCCCCTGCTTACATGAGAGCAGCAGCTCGGCGTGGACTTGAGTATTACGAGGAAGGTCTTGCTGGCGATGGCGTAACACCTGGCACAATCAGGGAAGCCAGAGAAATGGCTGAGGGTCGAGTAAGCGATGACAAGTGGGTCAGGATAGCTGCTTGGATTGCTCGCCACCTAGTTGACCTTGACTCACCAGATGCCAACCCAGACTCTGACAACTACCCATCAGCAGGTGTGGTAGCTCATTTACTTTGGGGATCAGGGCCAAGCAAGAGGGCAGCACAGCGAACCAAAGACTACGCTGATTCAGTAGTTGCTAGGATTAGACAAGAGGAAACTAACAGCATGGATAACAAAGACAAGTGGCTAAAGGTTGCTAGAGCAATCGCCCTAAAGATTGACGGCGTGGAGCCTGAATCTAAGCAGCCAGAGATTAGAACCAACAGCGTTGACTTTGAAATTAGGGCTGAGGGCGATGGCATGACCTTTACTGGTTACGCCTCTGTATTCAACAGCCCATCCGAGGACCTTGGTGGCTTCATTGAGTATGTTGCCCCTGGTGCTTTCAAGCGTTCCCTACAATCTCGCAACGAGGTCAAGCTACTTTGGAACCACGACTCAGGTGAGCCACTAGCTTCCCTAAGAGGTGGCACTATGCAACTTGTCGAGGATGAGCGTGGACTAAAGGTTACGGCTCAGTTGCCGAATACAACAAGGGGCAGGGATGTGGCTGAATTATTGAGAACCAATGTGATCAACGAGATGAGTTTCGGCTTCAATGTCATCAAAGATAACTGGTCAAGAGATGGTCAGACACGCACACTAGAGTCTGTCAGATTATTCGAGGTCAGCGTGGTTTCCTTTGGAGCCTATAAAGCAACAGAGGCAGCAGTACGCTCACAGTCAACAATCAACCCTGACCAGCTAGCAGATGCACTTCTAAAGCTAGAGTCTGGTGAGGAACTTGACGAGGCTAACGCTACATTGATTACTGATG